TAGTTCCTTCTAACATAGATATTCTTATTTCTTTTGCTAGATCGCAATTGCGAGATTCTTGTAAATCAGCATCTTTAGCGTTGTATGGAGTGCCATCACTTCGACGATATATACCTTTTGATCCACCGGTATTTGCTTGGCAACAAACTCTAATGTCTCCATTATTTCTTACAGCTTGGAATATCCAAGGTAATGGGCAAAATTTGTCATTCATATATTCTAACCCATGGGTTATTTAAAATTTCTATATTATATTTTTTATTATTTAAATAATCTAAAACAATATTTCGTTCTTTTCTTCTCGACTCCGTACTTGTTGGTAATAAAATAAAAATATTTTTACTGCGTGGTATTTTTTCTAAAATTTCTATAATGTTAGCTGAGTGTTGTCCAACATCTATTATTGTTAAATCATAATAATCTTTTAATAGAACATGTGACTCCTGAAAATTAGCTATTACTAAATTAACTCTATCATTCATTTTTTTATAATTTTCAACAAAGTATGTAAAAACGTCAATATGTTGCATTACATCGTGCAAACAATCACAAGATGTAATATTGGCGTTGCAAAACGTTTCATATAGTTTAAGTGTTGAATCTAATACAAAGTTTCCTATTTCTAAAATTTCTAGTTTATCATCAAGAGCATAGTGTTTCGTTATTTGTGAAAATACATAATTTCGTACTTCCGCAGTTTGTGAGTGGTACTTGTAATACTCTAATGTTTTTAGCTTGCGTTTTTTCATTTATATGTCCTTAAAAATAGGAAATACTTTTAAAAATTTGCTTTCCCAGTTACGCTGTTTATTAATTAAATTAATGTATTCTTGAGTTTCAGGCAGTCGAGCAGACCAATCCTCGCTGTTCATAAAATTAATAATTCCCTTAAATCTTTTTAATCCATAATCAGCTTGTAAAAACTGTTCTTTAGAAATATTATTTTCCTGTATACCTGTAAATCTATTCCAATTGTCTTCTATCCATGGATAAAACTCATTTTCATATTTGTCAGTAATTTGTTTTTTAATGTGTGCAGGTAATACTTTAACGTTTAATTGTGGTGGCCAATATGCAAAGTGCATATTAATGCCGCCTGCTCCCAAGGGCCATTTATTAATTTTCTTAAATCCTTGATCAACCTTCCATTTTACAAACTCTGGAATATATGGCACGTTTAATGCCATAAGAGTTGTAGCCGTAGTAACTTCTACTTGAGGTGCAGTATTGTCAAGTTTCCAAAAAACTTCCTCTTGATGAGACCAGTTGCTAGGATATCGAATATAATCGTTTTGTTCACCATATGCATCAATACTATAATGAAAGCGTACACGTTTAAATTCTGCCCATAAATCAAACAAGTCATCTCGCCATTCAACAGCGTTACTATTATATCTTAACTCAATATTTTTTGCGTGTCCCCGTCTAATGCATTCTTCAAGAAGATTGTAATGCTCGTCTATAATAAGACTTTCGCCGCCGGCAAAATATAGTTGATACATATTTGGAATTTGTTCATATAACTCATCCCAAAAGCGCGGATTGTTCTTATGCCAATTGTAACTTGCTCCATGAACTCTGCCTTTGTTTTCCCATTGACTTGTGTTCTTTAGTTTTTCATTTTGTATTTGTGGAAACACTTGATTCCACTCTTTGATCCAGCCCGAACTATCATGCGGGCTACACATTACACATGCTAATTGACATTTACTTCCCATGCGTAAATCAATGTATCTTATTTTTACTGGTATAGATCCGTCTTCTTGAGTTTCTGCAACCAGTTGTTCTAAATCATATCGGGCACCCCAATACTCCGTTTCCCAATTGCGTTTGCTTAAATGTCCTGCTTCTTCCTCTTTGTAGCATTTTAAACAGCTTGCTGGTTTTTCTCCACGTAACATCATGTTTCTTACATTACGCATGTACCCGCTATTCCATGCTTCTTCGAGCGTTGTGTGATTAAAATTTGCTGGGATTCCACTGTCGTTTTTTACTACACCAACTTCGCCACCGCCGATCTTAATGTTAGAATTTGGATCTTGTACAGAACTTGCGTTACTTGTACAACAAGTTCTCATTTTTCCATCCGGGCGACTCGATAAATGAAGCCATGGCAAAGCACAAAATGTTGGAGATGGTAAGTTAGGCATATCTTCCAAACGCCCAATATCTTTCTTTACACCACCAGCATTCTCCACAATGTTGAGAAAAATCTGTAGTTGTTACCTCACAGCTTCGTGTAAGAGGAAACAGATCTTCTAAAATTCCTAAATTTGTATAGTATTCAGCAATTCCTTTTTTATCTGTATTAACAAATGGCGAAAAAGAATAAGCTTTTCGCTGATTCTTTTTAGTAGTTTCTTTGAAACGATTATCAGTAGGACCAGTATCTTCTATTTCTTCGTATAATTCTGGAGCATCATTAATATCCGGAACAGCTGAAATTCCGGTAAGGTGCATGTCTATAAGATTAGAATCGTATAATTGTTGTAAGAGTGTGTTTTGAACTTCAAGATATCTGTGTGGGTTACGTGTTTCTGTATATGCAACAAAATGCTCTCCAAAATTTTTATAATCAAGGAGTTCTGAAATCTTATTAACTATCTGTTTGGCAAAGATTTTTTGATATGGCTTGGCTGATATAACCGCCGTTATCGGATGTATAATAACGTCCGGTCGAGATGCTTTTAAGTACTTTGTTAGCATATAACAAGCTAAGGCACTGTCTGCTCCGCCACTTAGCTTTATTCCTATTTTTTTAATATGAGTAGGAATTGTGATATCATTAAACTCTATGATATCTTGACTATTTTTAAAAATCATCTTTTTATATAACCTTTAATTTACTTATCTAAACTGTTCGGCAAAAGGATCAAATTCGGCGCCACATTTCATAGCACATACTTTAAGTCTTCCTTCGTTATAACTTTTTTCTTCCCAAGAATCTTCAATGAGAGTAAATATTTCTGTGTCAAATATTTTTTTTAATCCATGAATTTTAGCATTAATTGCATCTTTCCCGCCAGCCATATCGATAAATTGCCATATTTGTTCATTTTTTGGATTTTGATTCCACCATTTATACATACGACCAGCAGTCCAACAACAAGGCAAAGCTAACCCTTCAGCAGTAATAAACAAACTGCCCTCATCTTTTACTTTACAATAAATTGGCGTTTGTTGATAGTATGCATCCATACTGCCATATTTTATTTCTAACAACGATTGTTTTTTTAATGCGCTGTTTACATATTTGTCATCGGGTTTTTTAAGCTCAGTCGTTTGATTACCTTTGCGGTCAATTGCCTGGTGTGATTCTTTTTTCTTGCTGTCTTGTGTGATAAATCTACCAGTTTTTTTTGGGGTAAATTTTTCAAATCCCCAAATTTTAGAAAGTGCTTCAGCTTCGTCAACTTGATGTTGATTATGTTCAAATATTAAAAAATCCCATCTAGCTCTACCGCCTGCTGCAATAAAAGCTTTCATGTTGCGTTCTACATTTTCCCACACAACTCCTTGCCTATATAAATGATTTGTATCTAATAATCCATCTACACTAAATGTTACAGAACCCATTGTTTTAAAAATATCTGCAAGCTCTGTCCACCATATTTCATCTCTTGCTCCTGCATTTGTATTCATACTTAACCAAATACGAGAATTATGTTGTCTAAAATAACGAAATATTTCTAATGTGTCTCTAGCAATAATTGGATCTCCTAAATTTCCACACATGTACATTGTGTTTAATTGTGCTATAAAATCTGGCGGGAATATTTTTTTACAATCATTTAATGTTAATTCGCTTAAATCAATATGAGGATTTAGTGCGCCGCCGTTTTGGTTACGATCGCACATAGGACAACTTGCTTGACAGTTTTGTGTAACTTCGAGATGAATTTTTTTTATGTCTGAATAATTGTACATTTTAAATATTTACTTATAGCCAATTAGCATAAATCTTGTATAATTGTCTAATTCTAGTAATCCTTCATAAAGTATATGTGTCATGGGTGCTGTATTTTTAAAATGTTCAATGTCAGTTACACAATTAACATGTTCTTCAATCTTAAAAAAATTATTAGATTGTAATATTATTAATGTTTCTTTTGGAATGTTTTCATACCAAATTTTAAAATCGCCAATGTGTTCGCAACTAGTGTTAATAATAGTATCTGGGTATTCGGTTAGTTCTTCTTCGGAATTATCATATTTTTTTGTTTTATAATTAAATGGATAATTAATATCTAATATATTCATAGTAGTTGCTTTAAATTTCCAACCATTTATTACCCAAGATCTGTTAAAGGTATCTGCAATCGGAGCACAAGAATTATCTATGTCAAAGCTTCGTATTTTATCTAATTTCAACGGACTTTCGAATAAAAATGTTGCTAAACTACCGTACCACCCACCACATATGAAGATTGTGCCTAAATCTAAATCTAATTTAATTAGTTCGTTAACTAACCAACGCTTCGATTGCATTTGTCCTTTTGAAAAAAGATCTTTTAAATTTATATCTGGATATTTATTTAATAGTTGTCCAAAATTATCAAAAAATACACTATTGTGAATTGACATCAAATTGTTCCTTAAGCCATAAAAAGTCATTTATTTTTGCAAGAGCATCTACGTTGTTTTGATTTTCGTAACCGTATATTTTTCCTGCTGTTGCACCGTTAACAGCATACTTTCCAAACGGGCGGTCTTGTCCTACAGTACACCAAATCTTTAATCTAGTTGCAGTTTCTTCATTTTTCTGTCTATCAATGATATTACTGCTTAGTTTAACACATTCTCTAAAAGCAGATTTCCATGTATTAAATGGATCTGTGTTGAATGCTGTTGTATTTGAAATTTCCTGAACTGCTTTAAATTTTTTACTAATACTAGTCGTCATATCCGGCTTCGATGTATCCATATTTAATACTAACTCAGTAGGAAGCAATTTTACGCCGCCGTAACCATATACTAAGTCATTAATAGGATTGATTGATCTCCAAACATGTACCGTATCTCGATCCCATCTTGCAACCTGATAGTCAAAATTAAATTTAGAATCAATAAGAGCGTCCCCGTCTACAACCCAAAACATATCAGTTGAACATAATTTTGCTGCTTCTATATGAGCTTGGTGAATCCCTTTTACCCCGTGAATTCGTTTAGTATTAGAAAATCTATCTGTAAGATGTTTATAAAACTCGTCAGCTTTGGGTTCTTGATAACTAATAAAAACTATATCATACGGTTTTGGCGTCGAGATAACAATGTTTATTTCTTTCTTATTGGATATAAATTTGTAATCGAGTTCTCGTTTGCTAAATTTTGAATATTTACTACACAATATAATTCCGTCATTGTATTTTCCATTTAAGTATACATGGTTGATTTTTCTTTCAAAGTTTTGATTATGAGGAAAGTATGTATCAAATTTAAATCTAGTTGACGGTATAACATAGTTCGGAATAATCCAAAACATTTCTGTTTTAGAAGTCGATAATGCTGTTAAGTATTCCTCATATGTGTTTATATTGTATTGCTCATATTTTACGGGGCCGCTGGCTACTATAGGCCATTCTTTTCGATGCACTAGATGTCTGTGTTCGATTTCTTTTTCAGTAATTTTTTCATGCTTGGTTAAAAGAAAAAGCCCATTGTATAAATTCTGAGTATCAACTCTATGTATAAATGCATGATTTATTTTTCTGTCATATTCGTTATCATGCGAGAAATAAATGTCAAAGTTAAAATCAGTTGTATCGATATTATTACTAGTACCCCAAAACATTTCTGTTTTGCTATTTTCAAGTGCATGTAAGTAATCGTTATAAGTTTCTACTATAAAGGTATCATATTTTACAGGGCCACTGGCTACTATAGGCCATTCTTTTCGATGCACTAGATGTCTGTGTTCGATTTCTTTTTTAGAAACAGGTGTATGTTTGCTAAACAAAAATATTCCGTTATATAAATCTTTACCGTCTACACTGTGCATAAATGCATGATTTATTTTTCTGTCATATTCGTTATCATGCGAGAAATAAATGTCAAACTTAAATTCTTTATTTATTTCTATGTTATTGCTTGTACCCCAAAACATTTCTGTTTTGCTATTTTCAAGTGCATGTAAGTAATCGTTATAAGTTTCTACTATAAAGGTATCGTACTGTATAGGACCGCTGGCTACAATGGGCCATTCTTTTCGATGCACCGGGTGTCTATATTCTATTTCTTTTTCTGACAACGGAGTATACTTGCTTAAAAGAAAAACACCATTGTATAGATTATTGCCATCTACTTGATGTATAAACGCATGATTTGTTTTTCTTTCGGTGATAAATTCGTTATCTCTGTAATCATAATATATGTTAAAGTCAAAATTTTGATCAATTTGTATGTTACGACTAATACCCCAAAACATTTCTGTTTTAGATTTTTTAAGTGCTTCTTTATAATCTTCGAAACTGTCTATATCAAAAATATCATACGAAACATAAGTAGAAGCAATAGTAGGCCATTCTTTTCTATTTACAATAAATCGATGCTCAATTTCTTTTTTAGAAACAGGTACATGCTTACTAAACAAAAATATTCCATCGTATGTATGTTTTCCTAAAACATCGTGGACAAATGCATGGTTTATTTTTCTGTCGTATTCGTTATCATGCGAGAAATAAATGTTAAAATTAAACGTCTCTAAAACTTTTATTTTTGAACTTGTACCCCAAAACATTTCTGTTTTGCTATTTTCAAGTGCATGTAAGTAATCGTCGTACGAATCAATATCAAACTTATCGTACTGTACAGGCTTACTTGCTACAACAGGCCATTCTTTAGCATTGACTATAAATCGATACTCAATTTCTTTTTTTGTTAATGTGCAATGTTTACTACAAAGAAAAACACCGTTATATAGATTTTTATCATCTACTCGATGTATAAACGCATGATTTATTCTAGAATCGTAGTTGTCGTGTGATACATAAATGCTATGTAAAATGTTTAAGTCAGCTGTTATATTTCTCGATAACATCCAGAACATATCGGTTGTAGAATTCTCAAGTGCATACAAATACTCATCGTAGGTATCTATATTAAAGTAATCGTATTTTACAGGACCACTAGCTACAATAGGCCATTCTTTTCTATTTACAATAAAGCGATGTTCTACTTCCCGTTGTGTTAAAGATTTATTTTTACTACAAAGAAAAACACCATTATAATAATCAGTATTATTAACTCGATGTATAAATGCATGATTTTCGTTTCTATCATAACTGTTATGATGAGAAATATAAAAGTCTTTTATAACACTGCTGATAAATTGTAAATTTTTTGACAACATCCAAAACATGCCTGTTTTGCTATTTTCAAGTGCATATAAGTACTCTTCGTAGGTATCTATATTAAATTGATCATAAGCAGTAGAAACACTAGCTTTTACAGCAACTTCTTTTTTATTGATAAAAAATCGGTGTATGATTTCTTTATCAGTAATAGAAGCTGTTTTAGGAACCAAACAAATTCCATCGTAATGCTCATTGTTTAAAAAAACATGAACGTGTTGTTTACTCCAATTATCCGGATTATAAGAAAAGTCAAAACTTTCTAGTACTTTGCAATCATTCCATACTACCCAAAAAAAATCAGTCATAGCCAATCGTTGGGCATGTCTAAAGTCTTCTGCTTTTTTTGCAATAGGAAATCTAATTTTAAATTCTTTATATTCTTCTACTGTTGGATTAATAAGAATTATATCGTACATCGATTACCATTTAAAATAAATTGTTAAATTCTGGAAAAGTATCAAGGAAAGTTGTTCCGCGACGAGCATCATGTTGTGAAACATATTTTACAAAGTTTTTTCTATTTATATTCATTTCTTCGTCTGTAATTTTTGTACGATCATTAAAAATAGCCAAATTTCTTTCTGCTTTTGATATTTCAAAATCGTAAAAACCTACAAAATTAGATACGTCTGAATTTTCTTTCATGAAAGAAATTCCTTCTTCGAGGTATGCAGCAAACTCTAGTGGAAGCACATTCATATTTTGCCAGGACGGATTTCTTAAAAGTGGAATGTCAAACCAAATACGTTGTCTTGGATGTATTTCATAGTCTGGATGAGTATAATACGGGTCGTGGATAGGAATATATTGTATTCCTTGTTTGTCTTTGCTAAATTCAGATCTTAGATCAAGTATGTATTGTAAATAATCTTTAAATTTAGGAAAACTAAGTGCATTAAAAGTATTAATAAAAGTAACTGTAGTATTTTTAGTTTTACTTAAAAATCTAATAACATTTTCTTGCATATAAGAATAATTTAGCCCTGTACGAATGTATTCTGCTTGACTTCCTACAGAGTCAACGCTTACAAACAATGCAAGATTTTTTAACGCCATATTTACATACCAATGGTTGTTTGCACCTGGATTAAATCTTTCTTTATCTTCCCATATTTGTATTTCTTCAAGCTTTTTAACTTTATCTATAAACTTGTCCATTAGTTCAGGCTTCGGTGGAGAAAAATTACTAGTAATACTTAATTCTAGCCAAGTGTTAGGATTTTCATAAATGTAATCTAAAACTTTAAAGGTGTTTGCGTCCATTAAAGGCTCACCGCCAGTAATTCTAAACACTTCTAATTTTTTGTATAGCTCAGGCCACCATTGCCAAAAAGCAGATACGTATGGGTTTTCTGCCTGCTTTGTTTTCAAAGGCATTAATCCCATAGCTGCAAGCGCATCGAGATTGTTATGTCCTATTTCGTTTCCGTCCTTGTCAAGTATTTTAAACTCGCCTAATCTTCTAACTTCGTCTTCCCATTCGGTGCTTAGATGAGGCGAGCAATACATACACTTTAAATTACATGCTTGATTAAAGTTAACCTCTAGGTAACGAGGGTTTATATTACCAGTGTCAAGTGCATCTATAATATCGCTACGAGAGTTTTGTGCCCAGTATTCTCCAGAACGATATATACGATCGCTTCTGTTACCAGAGTCTTCTATATTCCAACAATAAGAACATCCAGCTGGACGTTCTCCTTTAAGCATTAAGGATCTTTCTTCTTTTTTTTCTGCTGTATTATGCAACGCACTTGGGTTTTTTTCTATTTCAGAAATACTTATCTTGTGCAGAGGAGGATGATAACAGCTATGTGTTGTTCCATTAGTTAAGTGCATCGATACTTGTGCCCATTTAGCATAGCACATTGTTTTGCTTATTTTTTTAAGCTGATTTTCTGCTCGATCAGCAGACTCGTTGTAATCACTCATGGTAATCCTTTTTTATAATTATAACTAATTTATAAAAAATGTCAAGTGTTAGAATATTTTTCTTTAATAAAACCGGCTAATTCTTCTGCTATTACTTTATACCCGTCAATAGTAGGGTGTATACAATTAGTTAAATGTTTTTTTGGATAATCTAAATTACTATAGTGTTCGTAATAGTGCGGCTGTCGTTCTTCTGAAAGCCAGTTGTCTTTTTTAATCAATAATTCTACAAATGTGTTATAATCTTTGTAATCGTGTATATAGCAAGACCAGTCTACTTTATTTGCTAAATTGCCACAGTGCTTAAATAAAAATTCTTTGCCACGATCATCAAAAGCATTTGCTAAAACAAACTGCAATCCGTTAGCTTTACAAAAAGTTTGGACTTCTAAGATATTACACAAAGTTTCAGCGGCAGTTCCATCTTCTGCATAAACTTGACGTGTGTATATATCCCATAATTTATTATTGCCTAAATGCGGCCACACTGTTTGAAAATTATAATGTCCTGCATCTTTAGTATTGCTGTTATAACAAATTTTTGGATTTTTCCAACTGTCTCTAAAAAAATCATATCTTTCGTATCCACTTAGCATGAATACTACTGTCCCACTTTTAATGTTTGAAAAATCCAAATTTGTAAGATATAAGCTTCTTGCGCTACCTCGATTACCCATACCACGTTGTCCCAAGTTACAAGGAATATAGTTTTTTAAATGATCTCTACATAATACATTAACCCAACTATTTTCATGTTCTTGTGGTATAAGATGATAGCTTTCATGCATCGGAAGATTAATTTTTCCGTTATATTGCTTCCACGTTTCATCAGAGTATCCTCCTTCACCCTGTGTCCAGCTACATCCTAACCCAATTAATACATTCATTAGCTATAATCTCCGTACTGATCATCTCTTACAGTGTCTAATGTAGCACAATGTGGACCACCGCTTAAGGTTCTAGCATGACGCATTTGTACTGGCATTATATCAAACCCATTGGATTCAAGTTGTCGTATTAGCGGAATTTGTGTTTGTTCTACTGCAACTAAGTTTTCGCTAATACTTAATACATTCATGCTTAACCAAGGACTTGCTGCGGCCCAGTGTTCTATAAAAGGAGTAGGAATAGGGTCTGCTGCCCAAATTTTATCCCACGATTTAAAGTATTCGGGAATATTGTTATCGTTAACTCTACTAGGATTTAACAAAACTTTTCCCGGAGCCAGTGGTAATATAGTTGTATCAACGTGAACATAAGCGTATATATTGTCCATAACATGAACATTATATTTTTCGCCTAGCGTAGATTGTAACCACTGAGCTCCTAATCTATTACCGGAGTTTGACACAAGATAAAAAATATCTTTTCCACATTTTATCACATTTGCTGCGTCAAAGGCTATTTCAAAATCCGTAAGTGTAGGTTTTGACAAGTCTGTACGATCATATAAATCATCTAACAATTCTGGCTTCGGTGCAGAAATCCAGTTACTTCCTTTAGAAAAATAATCTTTAAATATTTTTTTATATGCTAATGTTTCAAAATATCGAGACCTCAACGGCATAGGAGTTTCTATTAAAGTATCTCCTATTACCAATACACTATCACGTGGGCAATAAGAATAATAGCCATCACTAGTCCAGTCTGGGCTAGCACATAGTAACCCTAGATTCTTTACCTCGGGTCGCAATACTTTTACGCCAGCCGATTCAAGTTGTGTTTGAAATACACTTAAATCTTCGATGGTTTCTTCGATTACCTGGCTAGGATATTTGCCGCCTGGCAATCCCGATGTTGTATCATAGTTTGCATAATCGACACAGTGAATGTCGTGCTTTTTTGTTTTAGGTATTTGTGCATTTTCAGCACGGCCTAAAATTACTTCTTTAAGGGTTCCCCACTCAGTATTCGAATTAACTTTCATATATTCTATAAGGCCAAAAAACCTTTTGCTCCTTTAAATTTTTATATGTTAAATTGCTACCAGTGTCTGGATTTTCGTCTGGCAACTCTTCCATTAGTAATAGTCCAGTAGCTGCTTCTTCTGGGGTCATATACATATGGTAACCAATACATTCATACTCGTCTTCAGAGTGCATTATGTACTTGTGTCTGCCATCGTATATCATCGGACGGCACCACTCGACAAAATCTTTGTCATCGGTTAAAATAACACCACCTTTGCCTATTTTAAGAGTTTTTCTATGGTGAAAACTAACACAAAAATAACTGTCTGGCAAGTACATGTTTTTTCTAAAGCAAGTTGCTGCATCAACTATAGGAGTAGGTTCCAAATAATAGATTCCGCTCCATTCTTTTTCAACAAATTTAATGGTATTTCCTGCATGTATTATTTGCATAGGAGTGCTTGCATAAGTATGCGAGGGAATTGTGATTGTTTGATTGTATATTTTTAAATATTTCATACAAAGAAACATAGCATTTGAACAACTATCAACACAAACTGCATATTTTGATCCTGCATATTCTGCTAATTTATTTTCAAATAATGTTACTGCATCCCATGGGTCATTTATCGCATACCCTTTATTTTTCAGTTGGGATATCATAGGGTTCTCCTGTTTCTTCGTCAAACCAATAAAGACTTCTATGAGGTAAATCTTTAGAATCGTACTCTGCATTACTTACATAAAAGAACAATCTAAATGCATTTCTTGTTATATTTTCAGGACATGTTAACGGATCTGGAAATCCATGAAATCCTTTTTTATGATGTCTCCATAATACTGCGCGGTTAAACAATGGAGGAACACGCTGTATCACATTTTTATTTTGAAAATCATTAAATTGCAAATGGCCTCCCCATTCTTCTTTCCAGTCGCTATTTAAATATATAATAAAAGACAACATGCGGTGTACTTTCATTGAATCGTTCCAATTAAAGTCTGTGTGTATTTTTAAAGACGATCCTGACTTAATCTTACTATATCCTGCACCTACTAAATAGGGATCAGGGATCAAGTCTTTAATCCCTGTTATTTCAGTAAGCCATTTCATGAATTGCTGACTGTGAAATTGATTTACAAAACTTTCTGCAACAGGAGCAACATTCATGTTTATGCATTCTTTCATACTGCTGCCACGTCTAGTAAATTCTGTCCAATAATGATCTGGAATTGTGTTGCATTCTTTTTCTAATTCAAGAGCTAGTTCAGTAGGAAGAAAGTCGTCTAGAACAATCATTGGATACGGCGGTGTTCCTACAAAAGTATCGTTTAGCTTTTTAGTATTGTTAAATTTTGTTCTAATATGGTCAATAATTTTCATTTTAATACTTTCTTTAATATTGATTGTTAAACCAATGATCCGGTATCTTATCTAGCAATAAATTATCAAATGTTTTGTCAAATGTTTGATAATTTATATTAGATTTAATATCAACTAACTTATTCATGACTAAATTATAATTGTGTGTTGTTTCCGGAATAGTTTTGTAAATAGTTTTCTTGAATTCTTCGTCAGAAATATTATTAAGATCTTCTACCTGATTATGAATATGGTAAATTCTTGCCCATACACTATCTAGTGTGTCGTAGGTTTCATCAAATGCGTTAGAAAAAGTTTTAAATCCATACTGACGAGTACGATATAATTGGTGTTGCGTTCCATACACAAAAAACGGATGTCTATATATCATAGATTTATAAGTTTTTTCTGTACACTGAAAATGATCTGCTGAATCAAATGCATTTGTTTCTACTAATAGACTCATAGCAGAATTTGTAAATGCGTCTTGTAATGTATTAGAAATAAACTGTTGTCCAGGTCGGCCTGGGATTTCCTCAGTTTCATTATTAAGCAGATATGGCATGCCTTCGACAATGTTTATTTTTTCATCATTCCAGTATTCGTGTAATTCTTTTGCCCATTGAGAATTTATTGCTGATAAAGCTGGTATATTTGTATTAACATATTCATCCATTTCTGTTATTGAATAATATTCATAAGGGTCTGTGTTAGGATTCGAATATACATCCTTAACGTTAAAAAAAGAATAATAACAATTGTCTAATATTCCTCTTCTTTTTAAATCAATAAATGAAATAAGTCTTGATTGATTCCAGTTTCTGCTTAAAAACAAAAATCGTTTTTTATATCGTCTGCCCAAAAATTCATTAAATGCTATATGAGTTGGTCCCTGAATAATAACAAAATTTATTTTTGTGTCTTTGTCAATTATACGCTTTATTAACTCACATTCATGCTGTGAATGTGATATTATTAATATTTTTTTGTCAGGGATTTTATTTGTTTCTATCCATTTTTTTAATTTTTCAATAATATATATATTAGTACCGTCACAAAAATCTACTAAAAACAAAGCATCTAATTTTTTAAATTTTTTACTATCAAATAAAAACTCGTCATTTATTGCTTGTTCTCGTATATATACTATTTTTTGCAATAAAGATTTACTATCAACAAACACACCAAAGTTATTTACTATTTCTACTTTATTCATATCAAAATGTCTATGATGGTTACTTATTGGATTTCTTGATGGATATCTTGAAAGACCATAAAGTAAGTATTCTTTTTTGCTCATTTTCTTGTATTTCCATAATGTATTGTACGATAATTATTCGACGACGTAATGCGTCTCCAAGGATCTATTACGGTACAGTTAGTAGGCCATGCTATATTTTCTACCCACTCTTCCCAGTAACCTATTAAGTAGACATCTGCTATAGGAAATATATTGTCACCTGTGTTAGGATCATAATAGTGTACTGTTCCTCCGTGCATTTCGATGTAATGTCCAGTTAACATGCTTGCCGATCCTATAGTATAAGGAACACCCGGTTTGTAAGCTTTTCCTATAATACAAACATTATTGCTAACTGTTAAACAACGTTTAGCCATATTTTCTGCTTGTTTCTCTCTAGCAGTCATTATAGAGCCAAACAAGTCATACCCGAGATCTAATTTTTCTGATAACCATCTTAATGCAATATTGTCTCTCGGATGACATGCGCCGCCATCGCCCATACCGGCTACCATGTATCCTTGTCCCATTATGCGATTAGTTGACTTTTTGAGAGCATCTGTGACTTTATCTACATTTATATTCCCACTAATTTCTGCAACATCTTGTATCATATTAACTAGTGCTAATTTAGTTGATATAAATGTATTATAAAATATTTTTATCGATTCGGCTTCGTCCCAGGTACCGACTTCATATCTAGGATTATTTTGCATCAACGTTTTATAGAAATCTATTAATTCCAGTGCATCAGAGGTTAAACTACCGTTCTCTGTTCCGATTATAACCATTTCTGGATTTACCATGTCCCATTTAACAGTGCCCATAGCAATTAAATAAGGATTATACACAAACCTAGCATTTGATATTAGATCAATAAACTCCGATCTAACAGTACCCGGTAAAACAGTTGAAATAAGAACTACTAGTTGTTTTTTATTCACATACCGATTAACTTCGATTAGCACATCTTTTACAAAACTGTAATCAAAGTTCTTATTAGGCAAATGACTAATAGGCGTCTCGCCGCCGTATTCTAACTCGTGTGGAGTCGGAACTGCAATAAAAATAATGTCTCTATCAGTTACTGCTTCTTGCAAAGTTTTTGCCATATTAAAATTTTTAGGCGATCTCGGTGCAACATCATATCCGATCACGTCGTAAGTTTTGGCCATTACTTCTGCGCAATCTTGTCCAAGTTTTCCGCAGCCTATCATTGATATTTTTTTCATCATACTCCTATTAAACAAAGTTTTTATACTTTCGCAATCACGGTGTATTTTCTGTATCCGTAATTGATACGTTAATTATTTTTTTACTTCTAATGATATATATGATATATTTTTTTCTAATTCTATCATTCTAGAATAGTTGTATTTTATTTTTGGCAAGAACATTTTACTACAGTTACTTCTATATTATACTTGTTAACTACATACTCAAATTCCGGTGTTACTTCTGCAAAACTCTCGTCCTCTACAAAAATTGTAATGTTTAAAGGTTTGTGTTGTTCTATTTCTTGTATTATCTTACTAAACTCAAAATCTTGGCAAAAGTTGTATTTAAAACGAAAAGGTCTTCCATAAAAGTTTCGTTTAATAATTTCTTTATTTTTAATTTCTCTAAATTCTTCTATTAACACAAAATCGCATTCACTAATTAAATCGGTATTCCAACTAACTATGTCTTCGTACCTTTCTTTGATTAGATGAGGAATAGTATCCCACGACTGAAAGAATGTTTTTGCATGATTTTTATTTCTTTCAATTTTATGTTCTATTGATTTGTATAATATGTCAATTCTGTGAAAATTATCGATAACAAATTTTACATTTTTTAAAATTAATGCTATTCTTAAATCAAGCGATTCAACTTCGTCAAACGAATAGTCAAAAATTTCTGTGTATAACTCAAATCCTAAATCTTTTAATTTTTGATGAAAGCCCGGGGCGCCTAAGGTTAAAAAAGGTAGACCGCAAAGTATAGGAGTCGCTGTTTTTTCGGATATTAATACTACATTAACATCAGTTTCCGTTGGTATGTGTAAAAAGCTTTGTAAAAATCTTTTATCAAATTTGTAACTCGAAGGATCTGTTGTAAAACCATCGTCAATAGTAATAGGAGTTCCGTTGTGGTATTTCCAATTAAAATCATCGTCGGGCGCTCCCATCATATGATAGGTTACTATTCCTTTGTCTAAATAATTTCGCTTAACGAGTTGATCAACTATTGTGGATCTATGATGATTTGTTCGGCCGTTAAAACATAAAAAAGGATATAAAAAATTTTTATTTGATGTAATAGTAGAATAAAGAAACGAATTATCCCTAATTATGTTAAAATGACTTTTCATAAACCAATAACCTGGCCATATTTCTACACGCAATAGTTCATTGCGTACTCCAACATCGGTTAGCCTGCGAGTAAGCCAATCTAAATCAGCCGAACAAGTTATTAAATTAATTTTAATATTATTATCATTAATAAATTTTGCTGTTTCATTTGTTATACTAAAGTCATATTCAAAATACCAATAAAAATAAAAATCTGTGTATTTGCCAGATTGAATCAACATATCATTTGGCAAAAATCCATCTTGCCATGTATAATAATGATATTTTTTTACTTCTTTTTTATCCATAATTTTTAAAAAATCTATTATTAATTTTTTTTGTTATTGTTATTATATATTAGTATTTAAAATACAAAAATACTTGTTTAATCTTCCGTGATCGGTAAGAGGTGCAGGCTCAATTTTTGTAATACAATTTTTTATCTCACTGGGTATAAAACTCCTGTCATCGATTATTTTTAAAAAATTTTGATAATTAAATTCTATTTTTGGTTTTAATAAATTATATACTTCGTCAAAATTTCTTATATTGCTAATTTTTTCCATGTTCTTTACAAATTTGTGAGCACGAGTGTCAAGATCTTCTATAACGTCAAAACTGTAATCTATTATTTCGTCGTATAATACAAATCCTAACTCCTGTAAATACTTATTAAAATACGGTGCTGATAGTGTAACAAACGGTTTTTTTAAAATTATCGGTGTTATAGTTTTTTCACTGATCATTATTGTTTCGTGAGAACATTCTGTAACAAAGTCAAATAGACTTTCGTGATACTGATGAGGAAGCAAAAATGAATCAAGCTTTACATCAAACTCGTCGTCAATTTTCTTAACAGTGTTATCAAAATATTTAAACTTAAAGTTGGTATTTTCTTTTAGAAAATTATGCCAAGTTACAACACCTTTGTCAAATAAATTATATTTTGAAATATAATCTATTGCATGACAACGATGTAAGTGTCCACGGTTGTTAAAACATACAAATGGATATAAAAAAGTTTTTTGATTTTGTAAATTTGATATATCTTGTTGTTTTAAAATAGACAGTGTATGATTAAACCAAAAGGTCGGATAATGTTTTAATTTAAAGTTTTTAATACCAAAATTATTTACACGGTCAGAAAGATATTTAGATTCAGGAGATCCTGTAATCCACGTTACTTTAATATTACGCAAATTTACTGTATTTACAAATTCTTGTGTTACCCATGGATCCCACTCATTTTCTCCATAAATTGTAACCAATTCAGGATTTCCATGTTCGATGCTTTGGATTAATTCATCGTAACTAAAATTATGCCACAAGTCAGCTTCAAGCTCAAAAACTTTATCTTTATATTTTTGTGTATCAATATTATATGTTTTAAATTTAGAGAAAAGCTCTATTAATTCTCTGTTATAACCAGATAGGTGTGTTTGATTACGTAATTTAGTATTAACAAACTTTTTAACTAAAATAGGTACATGCTCGTCAGTTTTTGTTATATCTAGTGCCAATTTTCTGTTATAATCTAATTTATCTTTTATCTTTTTATACAAGTCATTTAAGTTATCTTTTTGATTTATAACTTCTGTTACATTTGTCATCAACTTTTGTATACGCTGTTCAATGTCTGCTTCGTCGTCAAAAGAATAATCAAAGATTTCATCATATAATTTAAAACCCATGTCTTGAAGATTTTTATGATAATGCTGTGATCCAAGTGTTAATGTCGGTAACCCACACAATATAGGATTGGCTGTTTTTTCAGATAAAAGAAATGTATCAACAGTTGTTTCTGTCGGTATGTGTAAAAATGATTCTAAAAAAGTCTGATTAAAATGATAACTAGAAAAATGATTTTCAAATCCGTCGCCAGAAAGCAATATTTCTCCTGTGTAGTATTTCCAATTTTCTTGTTTTTCATCTTGAGGGATTTGCTGGTAAGAAACTATTCCTTCTTTAATATAATTATTTTTTGCTAACTCGTCTATCCACAGTGTTCGCTGAGGGCGAGTTCTCCCATTAAAAGTTAAAAAAGGATTTTTAAAATCAAATTTATGCTTTTTAATATTGTTAAAAAAAGCGTTGTTTTGCTCAAGCTCGTGTGCTGCTTTTAAAAACCAAAACGTCGGCCATGTAATGACTTTTGTTATCAAATCTTTATTGATACCCAATTTACTAACATTATTATGTAACCATTTTTTATCTTTTATACAGAGTATAACTGTTACAGTAATAGAATTTTTATTAATGTAGTCAACCACATGTTTTGATAAATTTATTTCGCATTCGTGCATATAAAAAAAATTTATATGCTTTAATTTTTTCATCTTTATATAATTGTATAACTCGTCGCTAACAAATTCCCATGCATAAATTGTATTATCAATCATTTATTTTTGTTATCCAAGACTTACCAAAATTTCTTCTTCTTGCAAAAAATATTTGTTCACAAAACCCCTGCAAACTAATATTCTTATCTTCTGGAAAATCAAATTTATACACTTGAATATTATTCAGATTTGTGTTTGATTGTATATATCCTATAAAGTCATAATCAAACTTTATTTCTTTTGGATAAGACTTTACTTGTGTGTATTCAACAATATAATTTTTTTGAAGATTGATTAGTTGATCTAACATATTGTTATCTAAATCAAAATTTTCTGTTAAAAACTTAAATATAACATCAAATATATGCTGATTTTTATTTTTACTGTGCATGTTGATTATAGTACTATGCACAAGGTTCCATCCGTGTATTTCAATACCTTCTATTGGAATATGATCTATTTTTCCATAATCGGCCCAATTTTTATAATGCTTTCTTATTCTGTTAATTTCAGAATTTAACCATTGGTCTTTTTTAATGTATTCAAATAATTTTTCATAAAATTCTTCGTAAGATACGTTTGAATATTTAAATAAAAATCTGCTAATATAATTTGTTATACCGTTAATGTGAAAGGTATTCATAAACCAACTAAAAACCTGTGCATCAAGCATTGTTTCAAGTGGCAAATCTCTTGTTGAAATTACTACTTCTACGCCTTCTTTTAGTTCGTTCTCGTTATATGTTCCTACAAGATAATCATATACAACTGTTCCTTCTATATTGTATTCTGATCTCTGTGATAAGTTCATCTCAGCATTTTCAAGAAGTTGTGCTTGATATATTGTTATACCGGTATGATTACCAGCACGGTACAATTTGTAAAAGTTTTCCTTCCACGAATTTAAAGTTTCTCCCGGTAAACCTAAAATAAGCTCTGTGTACAATGGTATATTGTTTTCTTCACACAACTCGAACACTTCTTCGATCTTGTTTGTATCAAGATTTTTTCTTTTGATGATTTCTAAAACATTTTCGTCCATTGTTTGAACGCTTAAGTTTAAGCCTATTTTTGCACCACCGTCATATATTAACTTTTTAACAATGTCTACTATTTCTCGTTTTTGATTCTTTGCCCAGCTTATGGTATAGGCTTTTGGATTATCATAGGTTTTTTGTACTTCTATCAATTTGTCAGCTATTGCAGAATCTCTTTCCGGAAATATTCCAAAGTTGGCATCTGTAATACTAACAAAATCGCATTTATTTTTTCCTATCCACTCGAGCTCTTTGTAGACTCTATTAAGATCAAACTTTTTAACTTTGTTGTATGTTAAACTTCCCCAATCACAAAAAGTGCAAGCATATGGGCATCCACGATTTGTTTCTAGTGTTGCATTCCATCTAATTTCAGGATGCTTTGACATTAAATCGTCAAAAATACCAATTAGATAAGGACTAGGAATTTCGTCTAGTTCTGTTATTCTTAAGCTGGTTCCTGTATCAACGGTTTTATTATTTACATTAACCAACAATCCAGGTATTTTTAAAATATCTTCTATATTGGTTGCTTCTAATATTTTCTTAAAAGATATTTCACCTTCTTGTTTAACACATATATCAACATAAGGATAAAGTTCAAAGAAATTAGGATTTTCTATCTTGGGTTCAGGGCCTCCAAATACTATTGTAATATCAGGATTTGCTTTTTTTAATTCTCTTGCTAGTACATTGTTATAGCTTTTGTTCCAAATATAAGTACTAAATCCAACTATATTAGAATCTTTTAAAAGATCAACAGTTTCGTCAATCGGATCTCTTCTCCATATAAAGTCTCCTAAAAAGTAGTTGTTTTTAATATTATCAAACTGTTGAGCATATGCCCAGTTAACTGCCGGACTATATGGGAGATAGTATGCATTAAACTCTTTTGGGCCTTGTTGAAAATTTGGACTAACAAAGCTTATTTTTTTCATTATTTCTATAACTTCCTGAAAATATTTCTCTTGTTGTTTTAAGCAATCTTTTATAAGATTCGTATGTATAATCATGAGATTTAAAAACCGTTTGATTATGTTTTAATATTTTTAAAGATTCACGTAAATACATCTCTTTATCTTTTCGACTTGTGTTTATCCATTTTATTAACGAGTTGTGTGCAGCATAAAATCTATCAACAGGATCAAGTATTTCGTCATACGACTGATCTATGCCAGGAAAATCTGTTCTATAACCCATTTTATTTAGTTCTTTTAAAATATGGTGTTGTCCTAATATTATAAACGGATGTCCTGCAACTATAGGTTTAAAAGATTTTTCAGTTATAAACATTCCCGGTTGATGAAATGCTGTTTCAGTTACAAAACTTAGTAAACTATTTTTATAAATTGAATGATTAAAGACCGTTTCTTCGTTGTAATCAGGATTATCAACTATAACATTTTTATCTGCAATTAATGGTAGATTTTCTTTTAAAATTTTAGAAAATACCGAATACTGTTGTTCTAATATACGACTTTCCGGGATCCACGAACTGTTTAAATTATTAGAATAATGTCCACTTACCAATCCTTTGTCGACTAACTTTTTTAATATTAAATAATATAGATGTTCGACC